CAAAATCAAAAGAATTTTACAATGGTGTTTATGTAGATGCATATATTTCAAAGGGTGCTCAAGATACCTGGGAAAAAGTATTAGATGGAACACTACAAGGATTTTCAATCGGCGGAAAAATTATAGATTCAGAAACAGAAATGACCAAAGCAACAGGAGAATCTGTTCGCTTTATTAAGGATTACTCACTTGTTGAATTGTCAATAGTAGATTCTCCAGCAAATGAATTATGCAACATATTGTCAATTGAAAAAGTCAATGGTCAAATGATTTTCAAAGGCATTGCTGCAGATGTCAAAATGGAAAATATTTTTTATTGTGCAGATAGCGATTCTGTATTTATGTCAACAGAAGCTGAGTATATTTCACCAGTAACTGGTAAGAAAACAGAACTTATTGGTTGGGTGGAATCAAACGATACAAACAAAGCAAAAGAAATAGATAAGATTCTTGATTTATATAAGTCAAGATTAAACACGTTGCCTGATGTAAAAATTGCAAAACAGGCAAACGCAGAAGGAGGTAATGAAGTGGAAAATTTAGAAACCACAACAGCTACCGAAGAGACTGTTGAAAAGTTACGTGTGCCAGGACAAGAAGCTCCAGCTCAAGCTGAAGTCGAAGTTGAAGCACCAGTAGCTGAAGTAGAAAAGTCTGAAGAAGTAGTCTCTACAGAAGAAAACACTTCTGCCGAAGTTCTGGAAACAGCAGCCGAAGCAACAGAGGTTGTAGAACCTGATTTTGCAAAAATGCTAGGCGACCTTAAAGGCTTCTTCTCGGAGACTTTGGAAAAGGCCTCTGAGGCAAATGCCGCTCAGGTTTCAGCAATTAAAGAAACTGTTGAAACGTTTAGCAAGGGCGTAGATGCTCGAATTTCAGAATTAGCAGAAAAACATACAGCACTCTCTACCGCAGTAGAATCAATTAAGAATACTATTGAAGGTGTAGAAAAGAGAGTGGACGCAGTCGAATCTGAGACTGCAATTAAGAAGTCCTCTGACCTTGGCGGGTCACGGGAAGTAACAATAAAAAAATCAAAATGGAACGGCACTTTCCTCGGTTCCGTTAGTGAATTGATAAAATAAGGTAGGTGAAAATAACTAATGAGTAATGAACTATTAGCTAAAGCAGCAGCAGCCGATACTACCATGACAGGTAGCATGGTTGGAGCAGCAGATCCCACCGACGGTATCCACGTTGGATCCGAAGGTAAAGGCGGTCTACTAAATCCAGAGCAGTCTGCACGATTCCTCGATTACATGTTCGATGCAACAGTAGTCGGTAAATTAGCACGTACAGTTCGCATGCGAGCTGATACGACTGAGATTGATCGTATTGGCGTAGGTGAGAAGCTTATGAAGCTTGCTTCTGAAGCTGAGAATACTGGCACAAACGCTGCCGTACAATTCTCAAAGATCTCTCTTACAACCAAGAAGCTACGTCTTGATTGGGAACTTTCAACAGAGTCTCTCGAAGACAATATCGAAGGTGCCGATCTAGAAGACCACATTGCACGTCTGATGGCAACACAGGCTGGTAATGATCTTGAAGATGTAGTTCTTAATGGTGATACATCTCTCTCATCTGACAATCTATACAAAGCTTTTGATGGCATTGTAAAGATTGCAAAGGCAAACGGTCACGTTGTTGACGCCGATGGCGCTAACATCTCCCGTGAAGTCTTCAATAATGCCCTCAAGGCACTTCCAAGAAAGTACAAGCAACGTCGTCCAGACCTTCGCTTCCTTTCTGGATCAAACCTAATTCAGGATTATTTGTATTCAACATCACAAAATATCCAGAACGTAAACCCACAAGATATTGCAGCAAGCATTATCCGTGGCGATACAGCAGGTCTTGGTGGCCCAGCAGGATTCACAGCTCCATTCGCATTCGGTATTCCGATTGTTGAAGTTCCTTTGCTTAAGGAAACTCAGGGCGCTGATTCAGATCAGGGCGATATCCACTTGACATTCCCAAATAACGTTGTTATTGGTATCAAGCGTGATGTCACTGTCTATCGTTTCTTCTGGCCAAAGAAGGACTCTATCGAATATACAATGTATACTCGTGTTGGAGCTCAAATTGAACAAGCAGATGCTTGGGTCGTTGTTAAGAACGTTAAGGTTGC